AGTTATTATAACTATAGACCTGGAAAAGGGCAAGCATTAAATAAACAATCTGTATCAAAGACTAAACAAGATTTACCTGATAAATGTGCAAGACGAGGTAATAAATTAGATGGGTTAAAAGAAAAAGATTTAATTGGTATACCTTGGATGTTAGCATTTGCATTAAGAGCAGATGGATGGTATTTAAGGCAAGATATTATCTGGAGTAAGGGTAATCCAATGCCTGAAAGTGTAAGAGATAGATGTACTAAATCACATGAATACATATTCTTATTAAGTAAGAGTCAAAATTATTATTTTAATGTTGATATTATTAAGGAAGAATCAAGGAGAAAAAGATCAGTTTGGAATGTAAATACTAAACCTAATAAACAATCACACTTTGCAACTTACCCACCTGAGTTAATAACTCCATGTATATTAGCAGGTAGTGAAGAGAATGATATTGTCCTTGATCCATTTATGGGAAGTGGCACAACAGCAATGGTAGCAAGGAGTTTGGGTAGGTATTATATTGGATGTGAGTTGCATGAAGAGTATGGTAAGTTAATACAAGAACGTGTGCCAATTAACGTACTGTCCACTTCAGGTTAAATTTAGATAGAAATGGTGTATTATATGAAGGTAATTAAATTATTTAATGATTAAACTGCGATTACATCAGCAACAGGTTTTAGATGTAATTAAGTTACAATCTAAAGGACAAATTATTGTTCCTACTGGTGGTGGTAAAACAATGTGTATGATTGAGGATGCAAAGAGACAACTAAGATCCACAGTTATACCAACTCAAAGAAAACTTATTCAACAAGTTATTGTAGTAGTAGCACCAAGAATATTATTAGCAGAGCAACTATCTGCTGATTTTCTTGAACATATTACTAATATTAATGTTGTGCATGTTCATAGTGGTGAGACACATCATCTAAGCACAACTAAACCTGAAGTTATAAAGAATTATATAAAAGGTAAAGGTCATACTTTAATCTTTACAACGTATCATTCCCTTCATAAGATACAAGAAGCAGAGATTGATGTGAATACAATATATTTTGATGAAGCACATAATAGTGTTCAGAAGAACTTTGTTGAACCAACAGAGTATTTTTCAATGTATGCTAATCGTTGCTATTTCTTTACTGCTACACCTAAACATTCCAAGACTCCTTTTAAGATAGGAATGAATGATGAGGACATCTATGGTAAAGTATTAGTTAATGTACCAGCACCTCAGTTAGTTGATCAAGGTGTAATATTACCACCTAAAGTTACTATTAAGAAGATAGATATGCCAGATGATAGTAGATTTAAACATGAGCATGATTGTGACCATGTTATATCAACTATTGACGAGATTGATACTGATAAAGTATTAATTTGTGCAAGATCTACCAAACAGATTGTTAGTTTAGTATCACAATCAGATTTTTGTATTGAATTAAGAAATCGTGGATATTCATGGATGTTTATTACTGCAAAAACTGGTGGTGTTATTAATGGTAAGAAAGTAGATCGTGAGAAGTTCTTTAATACTCTTAATGAGTGGGGTAATGATGATACTAAGAAGTTTGTAGTATTACATCATAGCATATTATCAGAAGGTATCAATGTTAAAGGATTAGAGGCAGCAATATTCTTAAGAAATATGGATTATATTACTATTAGTCAAACTATTGGTAGAGTAATAAGAAAAGGTAATGATACTAAGACTTATGGGTTGATTTCTGTACCAGTATATGATAGAGTGGGTATATCTACATCACGCAAAGTTGAGGCAGTTGTTGATACTATTTTTAATCAAGGTCAACCAGCAATCTCCACTATTACTCGTTAATTAACATGGAAAAGAAACCAACTGTAGTTAAAGCACAAACACCTTGTGTATTCTTTCAAGACGTTATACCACATAAGTTAGTGGATTTAATGGTGGAGGAGATAGAGAAGTTAGATAAAAATAAAGCATTTGTTGATGCAAAGACTGGTGCATTAGATAAAGCAGTTCTTGATAGTAAAACAAGGAACTCAAAGATAACATGGTGGTATGAATCTCATTGGGTTAGTAGTATCTTTGCACATTATATTGGCATTGCTAATAAACAACAATGGGAGTATGATTTGAACACTATTTTAGGTGTTCAGGTAGCAAAGTATGAAGCACCTGATGGGCATTATAGATGGCATAGTGATTATGGAACGAGTCAAAATAATGAATATACTAGAAAATTAAGTGCATCGTTACTTGTTACTGATCCTAGTGAATATGAAGGTGGTGATTTAGAATTTATAGATTATCATGGTAATAATGTATTTGCACCTAAAACTAAAGGATCTATTATAGTATTTGATTCAAGAGTTCCGCATAGAGTTACACCAGTAACTAAAGGATTAAGATATTCATTAGTAACATGGATTTACGGTCCAAAGTTAAAATGAAATACTCAAAATTAAAGGTGGAATGTATTAAACAAGTAGATAAATACTACAATGAAAGATTAAAATACTTGGAAAAATTTGATAGAGTTGATGATCAAAGAGCATTGTGGTGGGAATTTAATATTGATGATATTCGTGATGATGAAATCTTATTCTTGGAGAATTTAAATGATCTATGAACCTCAAGTTGATGATTACGTTATTTGGAAAAGACCAAATGGTGATTGGGAAGAGGGATGGGTTTATTTTAAGGGTGATGAAGTAGATAATGAAAAACGTATTAAAGACGGATGGAATCCTTTATCACAGTATATAACAATAGAAACTGGTGTTAAACCAAAGAAAGAATGTGTATATACTTCTGGAAAACCAATGAGACACAAAAATATTCATACATTATTATTATGTAATAAAGAATGTTGGCATCAATTAGAGTATGTTAAGCATAGAAGAATAAGAGAAGTATTACATTACTCTCAATATGATGATGTTAATCAAGAGGAGAAGATAGTAGATCAATCTGTTGGAATGTATAAGTCTCAAGAGGGAAGAATACCTGATTATTAAGACAATAAAATAATCCCCTTGTCGATTAAGGGGATTATGTAATGTTATGTTGTTTGAAATTGAATTAAAGTAAAATCTCCTTACAAATACGTTTACAACTTGGTTGGTCATCTTCACATTCAATCAAGCAGTTATAGTAATCGTTTATTAACTCCGCATCATTTGATTCTTCGGACATTTTCATATTTTTTAAACCTGCTAATTGATTAAATGAGATTAGATTGTGCATAACATTTACTCTATAGAATTTACAATTACAAAGATGTTTAGTGCATCTTGTTATCCCTAATTCTATCACTATTTAGTCAGAATATGCTCACAAATTAACATTTTATTAACAAAAATTTATGCCTAGTGTGCCAGTTTATAAAGTGTACACTATTTCCCCCATTGTCCTTAAAGTTTGCTATTATATAAATGTTGAGAGATCACTAGGTTTCTAACTACTCTGACACACTTGACTTAGTACCTGTAATTAGACTCAGTAAATGGGTTAGGATCAGGTGAAGCACCTCTTGAGCAAGTAAGAAGCAGAGACATGACGTTAGAGTAATTTACTTACCCTAGTCTCTTAACACTTTACACACTTGCATTTTATTTTATGCCAACTAGGAGAAGATCATCAGCAGTTAAAACATCAACAACTGTTGCTAAATCTCCCACTAAGTCAACAACAACTCCAAGAAAAAGAGTAAATAAAGTTACTCGAACCAAGAAAGTTGCTGTGACCGAAGTAAAACAAGTTCCACAAGTTGAGACTCCTAAAACACAAGTAGAGAGTCCTAAATTGAAATCAATTCTTGAGGACTACCCTAGAGACGGTTTTGCTCTAATCCTCCTACCATTATTACTACTAGAGGCAGGAGTTAAGGAATTGATTAAGACAGTTCAATAACTGTCACAAGCACCCACACAAGGGTGCTTTTTTTTGTTATACTGTAAGTATGAAAAACACTCACATTGAACACCCCGAAGATAGCATCCTCAATGGTGATCTATCCGTATTGGATTGGTTTACTGCAAAGAGTGATAGCATATCTGTAAAACTTGATGGATCTCCAGCAATAGTTTGGGGACGTAATCCTGCAAATGGTAAACATTTTGTAGGAACTAAATCAGTATTTAACAAAAAACTTATTAAGATTAACCATGACCATGCAGAAATTGATAGAAATCATCAAGGAAAAGTGGCAACCATTTTGCATCATTGCCTTGATAATCTTCCTACTACAGATTGCATCTTCCAAGGTGATTTTATCGGTCTTGGGGGGAGTGATTTTTACACTCCTAATACCATAACTTACGTTTTCCCTGAGATTGTTACATCTAATATTATAATTGCACCGCATACTCAATACTTTGCAGAGAAAGATTTGAGAGATGCAGTTGCTAAACCATTAGAAGAATTCGATAAATTTTTACATTTTGATGATGATGAAAATGTAACTTGGTTAAATCCACCTACACTACTAGATGAGTATGGTGTAGAGGAAGATTTGAAAGATAAGTGTAACTTTGCAAAGCAAATTGCAACACTATGTAATTTTCCTAAGACTAAGAAACATATTGCAGAGATAAAGAAAGATATTAATTCATACATTAGAGTTGGTCTTGAGTTAGATGACCATGCGTTATCTGCTATTTCCGATGATATGAATTGTGACATAAATGTGTTGCGTTTATGGAAATTAGTAGAGTCAATCAAGATGGAAATGTTTGAATATATTGGAACAGATTTGAGTGTAGAATGTTATATTATGGGTGAGAATGTTGGACATGAGGGTTATGTTATGTCAAACAAGTTTGGTACATTTAAGATTGTTAATCGTAAGATATTCTCTTATGCTAACTTCGCAATTTCTAGGTCAAGAGTATGAATAATTTTACACAACATCTTGAGCAAAATGTTAATTGGAACAAGGTATTTGGTGTAGTTGATTCTTTATATTCAGATAAAGGATTTACATCAAATGCTGATAACTTTGCTCGTGCAACTATGGTAGAAAAAGCAATAGATAAGTTCTCTAATTTGGAACGAGTTGATAAGAATGGATATGATTTCTTATTTGGTGATAAGAAAATAGAACTAAAGATGGGTAAGAACTTATTCTATAAGAGGAAAGATCTTAATGCAACTAAGAAGTTTAAGGTTAAATCTTTCCTTAGTGAGACTAAAACAGTAGAGGATTTTAAACAAATTAGTACATACGATTATCTCCTTGTTATAGATTTAACAGCAAGAAGAGTTGTAGTTGTTGATGATAAACATGCTCGAAGTTTATACTTTGAAGGTGCTGATGGTGCTATGATTGCGTTAAAAGATGGTGATTATTATGAGTGTAATTTACCACCACTAAATGTTATTTTACCTCCAACAAATTTATCAATATTATATAATAAAGCAGATGATGAATATTTAAGTTTTTAGTGTGCCAGTTCACAAAGTGTCCCCATATGCCTCATAAATGCTCTGTATCGTGTATAATTAAAGAGTACCAACGAATTCACCTCTATGGCAACATTAACTGAAAGAATTCTCGATTGGACACAAACCTATTGCGATTCTTTAACAGAAAACTACAAACAACATTCATTAAGGATGTGTGCTGGTTCTGATTCTGACTACTCCAAAAGAGAGTTAGAAAGTATAAACAATGGCACTGCTAATCTTATGAAGTTTGTTATCAAGAATGGTCGCAAGTATTACAAGATCATGCAACATGACTTCGATACATTTCAAGACAGAAATGAATATAGAGAAGGATGTGTTCATGCTTTTGTTGATAAGAATACTGGTGAAGTTTACAAACCAGCATCATATAATGCACCAGCAAAGCACGTTAGATATGATTTAAGAGTCATAAATGATCGTGCTAAGTTACACAATCCAAACCATACTGGATGGGCAGGTGGTTATCTTTACATGAGGTAATTAACATGTTTAAATCACAATCATTTGGAAGAATCTTCTGGGTAGATGATAACGATGACTTCAAATCATGCCCACAAAATGTAGATGGAACTGGTGATTTTGACCAGTGGGATTATGTATCAGAGTGGACAGATTGGGAGGGAGTTAATTATGAAACTCTCTTCAATATTCATCAGTCATGTGTAATTAACAAGAACGATTACTCAAACTCATTAACAATCAATGGAGTGTAATTATGACACAAAATGTTAATAGATACACTAGGGCAGGTAATAACGGCAAGGTTATAGTTTGCCCTGAATGTAATAATGAAGCACGAGTATTTCATTTCAGTTGGAGTGCATTAATGTGTCAGAAATGTGAAACTTATATTGATAAGTATGACTGGAGGATTGCATCATGTTAGTTAATCTTACAAAAGACGAATTAAAAGAAATAATTGAACTTATTTCAACTAATGTGGATGCTTTAAATCAATACAATGATGATACTGAAGATGTTGAATATTGGAATGAAATTCTTAATAAATTAGTACCAATACTTAATTCATGTACATGTAAGGAGGACACAAAATGAAGTGGAAAGTACAACTTTACGTTGCAGGAAGTATATTTAACGAAGAAGTTCGTGCTGCTAATAGAGAAGATGCTATTGAAACTGCAAAGGCAAGAAATCCTAAAGCAAAGGTAATTTCTACTAATCCTGTATTTTAGTAGTGTAAATTACGTTGAGTTGATATAAACAAATGATGTGCCAGTTCAGAAAGTGTCCACTATTCTCCCTATAGTGGACATTTTTTGCTATTATATAAGAGTGGAGGAGGAAAGACACCCCACCACTTGTAAATTTCGATTTAATTGTTTATGTCAACTCTTGCAAATGAAGCATTATTAGAGAACATTTACGATGAAGTATGGGAGGAGTTTCGTATATCTAACAAACTAACTGACGATCAATTAAATGAACTTTGCTTTGCAAATGAGTCAGGTACGTTGTTAGCAATCGAAACAGAAACTAACAAAAGATTTCAAGATCTTTCAAGTTAAGTATCACAAACCACATTCAATTCATTCATTTTTCTATTATGTCCGATTCTAAATTCCGCACACTAACTATCACTGAAGCAGAAGAAACTGCACTTGTTGAGATAATAAGATATTTCAACGATATGGGTCTTCCAGAGAATGTTAACTTTGATGATTACGATTCTCTAAGTGATAAAGTTTGTGAACCTGCCTTCTGGGAGTATAACTAATACTCCCTATTTTTCTGTCC